GTACTTCTGTTCCCACCGCTGGCATCTGGATAAATATATATTTTATTGTAAGGATATCTGGCCTTAATTTCTTGTGCAAGCGCATCTGTATCATGTGCTGACACAATTTCATCAATAATAACTAATTTTTCTGCTAATTTAACTCCTATAACAGCACTCATATTGCCAATATTGAAATCTACACCAATTCTTAAAGGTTCATTTTGATACTCAGGTATTTTATCTATAACATTATCTTTTCTTATAAATCTGTCATATACTTGCCCAGTTGTTAGGTTGGTAAACTCACCATTAAGATAAGCCTGCAACATACTGGAATCGTAGTTTGCTTGCATTCTTTCTATAAAATCTTCTGGTAAATGTGGATTATCTTGCGTTCTCATTCTTATAAGTTTGCGGTCAGTTCTTTCTTGCGCTGCTTCTGAGCCAAATGTATTCCACATCCATCTAAAACCCTCTGGTGTGCTTGCTGCACAAAACTGCCTGACATTACCAGCCCTTAACCTTCCTAAAATCTTGGGAAATGCTCTATCACATACAGATGGAGATACAGTATCTATTTCATCTGCTAATACAAAAGCCAAATTTAAACCAATTATTCTAGACCAGTTTTCAAAACTTCTGCATAATATTTTTGTATCGCCATCAGGTAAATGTAAAATATATTCGGGTAATGGACTAGCCCTGTAAGAGTAAGGTATTTCATAGTGTTCTAAAAATTGCTCAAAGTCATTTTGCCAGATGTCTCGAATCAATGAACCTGTCGGCTCCATTACAGCACCTGTAAATCCAACATTAAGAGCTGCTAATTTAACACAAACTGCACATAATGCTCTAGTTTTGCCTGCACCATAACCAGCTGATAAACCTAATATTTCAGTATTACTGTTATCAAAAAACTCTCTTTGAGGTTTGTGTAAATCATTTCTAATATTTGCTAAAAGTTGTTTTATATCTATTGAAATACCACTACTGCCTGCAATATCTAAAACTGAACCTTCTTTAGTTAATATGCTCATGTTGTTATTTGTGCAATTTTAGCCATTGAATTAATACAGCCTAGAGCTACGTTTAATTGATTACTGTTTCTAGCTTCTTTTTGTAGTGTTGAAAGTTGCGCTAATAAGTCCGCGGTAAACTGCCTTCTATCAATATCAAAATCTTTCTTTAAAACGATACGCGCGTCTTGTATATATTGTTCTGTTTGTCTAAGTTTGAGACCCCACTCAGCCGCGGTATATTTTATTATTTCTGATCTTGTTACTCCGCGTGAAAGTAAAGCAGCTATCCTGTAAGTTCTGTATTCTTTTTCTGACTGTGTAGCTTTTTTTTTGGTCACTATTTTTGTAGTTTATGGAATGAATCTAGCGCATACCAAACGTGAGAGTTTCTATAACCTCCTTGATATGTAGGAATAATAGGTGTTACTCC